TTGCATCAAAAATTCCCGATACTAACTTACCTGTTTATCGTTTTTCGGTTCGTCTTAGAAGCATAGATTCTCCAGAGATACACGGTGAAACTACTGCTGAAAAAGATTTGGCAATCGTCGCAAGAGACGCACTTAATAAACTCATTTATGGTAAAATAATAGTGTTAAAAAACTTGGGTACTGAGAAATATGGAAGAATCCTAGCTGATGTTTATGTAGATAATCTACACGTTAATAAATGGATGTTGGATAATAATTATGCGGTTCCTTACAATGGCGGTAAAAAAATGCGGCCTGCAGAGTGGGAATAATCTTTAAATCCTTTATAAAACAATATTTAGAAAATTGAAATAAATATTATTTATTATAACATATATAAAACAGTAAAGCAGTTATGGAGAAGAGATTGAATAAGAAGATTGAGACATATATCACTACATTTAAAGATAGTGTTCGGAATAAAGTAAACGAGCTTTCATTTGAACAAAAACCTTTGGTAAATGAACTTTTGGAATTTATTTATGATTATGAACGGCTAAGTTTGATTAAGGATGATTTAATTAAACGTAAGAGAATTAAAAATTCTATTCCTGTTAATAATAGGTGTAATGCTAAGAGGGCTAATGGCGAGCAATGCACTAGGCGTAGAAAGAACAAATGTGAATATTGTGGAACCCATATGAAAGGTACTCCTCATGGGTTCTTTCAAATTGATGAAAATAATGATAATTCTATTCAAAAGATGGAGGTAATTGCTGAAGATGTTTGTGGAATCATTTATTATATTGACAAATTTAATAATGTATACAAGACTGAAGACATTTTAGAAGGGAGACAAAATCCTAGAATTATTGCAAAATGTATAAAGAATAACGGAACAACTACTATTCCGGAACTTGGGCTTGTCTAGTTATCTTTCATTTTAACAGATTTTAGAACAATAGATTCTTTAACAGTTTCTTCTCGGTTTTCTAAAATAAAGGTATTTAATTCACTGGCTTTTAAAACATCACCTTTGTAATATTTTGATAAAATATCTAGTAATACCTTTTTTGTTATCGGTTTTTTAATATTTTTTTTGGTATAACAAATTTGCCCATTATTTATGTCAAAACAGTCAATTTCATTCTTATTCATAATCTCCATTAAAGACGTGGATATTCTTTTTTTCTCATTTTTTTTATTTAATAATTCCTTTTGTAACTTCTTAATGTCATTATCTAATTTTACCCATTCTTTTATTGTTTTGATGAGTTGTTCTTTAGTTTCCATTATTGATATTTATATATATAATTTATATTTTATATTTATTATGTTAATATTTTTTACCTTATTATTATATAGTTATAAATTACATTATGAATATGCAATTTTTAAACGTTAGACAAAGCAATAATACTAGTATAATTAATAATAATTCATTTATGTCTTTTAATAGTAGATACCGTAGTCGCCCAGATGTTTTACAAAATAAACCCATAAAACTAGAACCCGAAATAATACCAATACAGAATGATTCAAAAAGAATTAAATGGGGACCACCAACCTGGTTCCTCTTTCACACGTTGGCTCATAAGATTAAAGAGGATAGTTTTAATAAAATAAAAAATGATTTTTTAGCAAATATAATATCAATTTGTAAAAATTTACCATGTCCTAAATGTGCAGACCATGCATCAGAGTACATTAATAAAATAAATATAAACGCGATTAATAGTAAGGATGATTTAAAAAATATGTTGTTTTCTTTCCATAATGAGGTGAATCAGAGAACAGGTTCTCCTCAATTTTCATATGCTGAGTTAAACGATAAATATTCAAAAGCCGTTACTATAAATATCATTCAAAATTTCTTTATTTTCTTTCAAGATAAAACGTTCAATGTTAGTACAATAACAAATTCAATGCATCGTGGAAGGTTAATAAATGTATTAAAAACTTGGTTTACAAATAATTTAATACATTTTGATAATTAATTTTTAGATAACATAAATTATTTTACTAATTATAGTAATATAATTTAGTGCTTAGGTGTAGACATATTTTTAGATATCAATTCTCCATTTTTATAAACAGCGCATTTGAAAGTGGTTGCTGATGGTGCCGAACATACTTCTTTGTTATTTACTCCCACAAAATACTGTAAATATTTACTGTTAGTGGAAGCAATTAAATATCCCCATAGCCAACCAAATAATCCTGCGAATAGTAATGAAGCTCCCAATTGAAAGAATGTGTAGCAAGAATTTTTTATATTCCAAATCATATCAAACAGTATCAATAATGGAAAGAAAACTAAGGTAGGAATATTCTGTTTTACGTAATCGTAAGTTATTATTGTGTATAATAAATATGCGAATGTATATCCAAATACTGCTTGTCCTAATGGTAACTTAGATATATCTCCCGTTTGATTAATGGTAATCATATTACAAATTTCTGGTCTTCCTTCTGCAGGAAAAGTTGGTATAAAAGTCATAACGTTTCCGAGAATCATATTTATAAAACAAGCAAATAGTAAACCCACCAAATATACAAGTCCTTTAAAGTCTTGATTAAAAATTGATGAAAGTGAAAAAAATGATACAAGAACAAATGGCGCTAAACGTAAAAACAAATAGGTTAATGATATTATATTTAATTCCATTTATTCTAAACTATACCGTTATACTATATTAGTAGAAAGAATTCAAAAAACATAATCAAATACATCCTTTATTGACGAAACTTCTACAAATTTAATTTTATCGTACTTTTTATGTTTTTCATATTTTTTCTTCCATTCATTATATTCTTTGTTGTTGGATTTGGGAAATAAAAAGGTTGTGATACCAGATTTAATTCCTCCTAATATTTTTACGTCTAAACCACCAATGGCAGTAATTTCTCCATTCAAACTAATTTCTCCGGTTATAGCAACATCATTCTTTATTAATTTTTTATTAAGTAAACTATAAATTGCAATTGTTATGGCGGCTCCTGCTGACGGTCCATCTTTAGATATGCTCCCTTCTGGACAATGTATGTGTAATCCTTGACATTTTGTTTCTTCAAATTGTTTTAACCATTCCTTTTTTATTATATCATCAGTTAAATTCCATGCTAATGTCTTAGCAACATTCATGCTCTCTTTCATAACATCACCTTGAAGTCCTGTTAATTTAAGGTCTAAAAATGTACTTGATGGATAAAATAGAGTTTGGATAGGTATTATTCCACCTTTACCTAGTGTGTTTGCCCATAATCCATTTATAATTCCAACTTCCGGTTTAGAATGTATTTTTTTTTCTATTATTTTGTTGTATTTTGTTAAAAACCGTGTTTCTAGGTTCTCTTTTGTTATTATAAACGGTAAAATATTATTGTCTTCATGTGAAGATTTAAGAACTGTTAAATTAATTTCACCGTATAAATCAAATAATAATTCCTTAAGTTTTCTTACACCGGGTTCTACTGTATATGTCTCTATTATATATTCTATTATTTCATCTGATAAATCCACTATATCTTCAAACCCCATTTTCTTATTAATTTCTGGAAGAATGTATTTACGAACTATCACCATTTTATCGTCTACTGATAAGTTTTCAAACTTTATTCTGTGGATCCTATCTAATAATACTCTATCTATTTGGTCGGGGTCATTATATGAAAAAATGAAAAGAGCTTTAGATAAATCAATATCTATCCCTGAAAAATACTTATCTTGAAATGAATCATTTTGGGTTGAATCTATTAAATGTGTAAATATGCCTATTATTTCTTTTCCGTTCTCCGTTTTACTCACTTTGTCTAATTCATCTACGTAAATAATGGGATTCATGCATTTTGCCTCCATCAATATGTCTACAATTTTACCCCATGTAGAATTAACATATGTGTATCCATGACCTTCTAATGAATTACCGCCAGTAGAGCCACCCAATGCAATAAATGAGAAGGGTCTAGGTTCACCATTTTCATCTTTTAAACAATTAGCTAACCCCTTTTTTGCCAAAGACGTTTTTCCGATTCCAGGAGAACCTTCAAACCCAAAACAATACCCTGTTTGTTCACCGTTCATCCATTGCGCTATAATTTTAAGTATTTGATTTTTAGCATGGGAATGACTGTAAATAGATTCATCTAAAATTTCTATTATTTGTTTGGTGATGGTTTCTATTTGTAAGCTGTTTGATTTAAGTAATGATAATTCATTCGTGGTTTTAGCCAAAGATAATGGTGAAGAAATATTAACCAAATCAAAAACATCGGTAATCATTGTTTCGTTTTCCTTATTTTCTTTAAGAAATGTGAGAACTTTTTCGGTATTTTCTTGTTTTGTTGTGTTGGTAATGGGAAATTTCTTTTCTTTTTTAGATTTTTTAATTAAATTAATATGTTGAATAACTGGTATTAATTGTTTATTTGTATGATTTTCAATATTGTTCTCTATTAAATTATAAATATTTTTTTTAAAATATTCATTTGCTTTATTAATTACCGAAATAATTTCCATGTTAGAATATTTCTCTTTCTTTTGTAATTTCATTTCTGGAAATAATTGATTTATTAATGAGGTTGTTCTTATAAACCATCGGTTTAATTCTTTCATTTTTTTTAATATCGGTTCTTCTCTGTAAATACCAAAAGGAATTTTTACTAATCCTTCTAGGTATTGTTTTGCTTTGGTACCTAATTCATCTGGCTTTCCCTTAATTTCTTTTAATTTTGACATAGCTTTTTCTTTTACTACGTCTCCGGCTTTTAATAAATAAATTTGTTGTTCAAGTGTTATTCTATGTATATCGTACTTTTGGGTCATGTCGTTTGTATATTTAATTGTGTACTTTACAACGTCTTTAAAATATTTTTTAATTCCCCATGGTAAACTTTCATAAATAACATTTTGTTCTTTTTTCTCACATAATTCAGCAGATGTAGCAGTTATCAAATCGTACAATAAATAGCATATATATTGGATTTCATCATCCTTATTGTATATCAATAAGTTTATTAGCATGTTTCGTTGTGTATATGCATCTAATTCTAAAAATTTTTTTATAGTTATGTCCAATTTATTATGTTTTACATAGCCTACTTCCGTAAAGACAGATATCATTTTTTTTTTTATATCTTCAGTTCCAAAAATTAATATGTCTTTTAATGTTATGGTTTCAACAATACGCAATATTATTTCCTTCTCTATTTCGTCGTGTTCATTTGCCATTTCTTTCACATCAGATAGACGTTGTTTTAGGTAAGAATTTGTGAAACATTCTACTTGTATGTCGTCTATTATACCATTAATAATTAATGTTTTTTTGGCTTTTTCGTTTTGAATAACGATACGTATCCCATATATTTTTTGATAAAATGACTTTGTTGATTTATCAACATCAAAACATTCAAACAATGCTGAATCTTCAATATTTATTGTTTCGTCAGTTATTTTATTTGAACAAATAAGATTGGTTGAAGAAATTGTATCATTTTTCTGAGATTTCCAATGAATTACTTTGTATCCAATAGGTTGAACATGATTCCTGATTATGTCATACTTTTCCTTTAAAACATTGTTCTCAATTTTTATGTTTTTAAATTCGGTTCCAAATATTATGAATAGCAAATCCTCTATATGTTTTGTACCAAATCCACATATTATCATTGATAATTTATCTATAATTTTTTGCAATTGTTCAATTAATTTGTCTCCATTCTTGTTATTCGTACAAATTAATTGATTTGATATCTCAATGGTTTTTTCATACAATTCTGTTAAAACAGTTATGGATAAATCTGCGTCATTATTGCTAAATATTTCATTTTCTTTGTTTTTTTTTATAGAAATTATGGTATTTCTTATTATTTCTTGCAAATAAATGTTCTTTTCATTAACAAATTTATTAATATCAATAATACTAGTTTCTTCTATAACATTTTTTATTTTTAAAGAGTTGTTTAAATCGCCCTTTATTTTACTCATTATTTGTAGTATACATTTAGTTCCTATAAATAATGCAATTTAATAGTTATAAATAAGTTTATGGTAAATTTGTAAACACTATTTTGTATCGTAATTTAGAAATTTCTCATTATATTCTATTAATTAATATGATTAGTGAAATTTTTGTTTGGGATAAAAATTATAACGGTTACAAAAAACGATTCCAATATATACGATGATGTTTTTATTCACACTGGTAAAGTTGAATGGCAAAATGTTATTGGGTTAACATTTTCTTATTAATTTGGATAATTGTTAAAATTTCAGAAAAGATTATGTAATGTTTTTTTTTAGTATTCTGAAAGTAATTTAATTTAAAGAATAAATTGTAAATATATATAATGTCTAGAGCGATAGTTGGATATACTGGGTTTGTTGGTTCAAACTTACTTCAATTCTACAAATTTGATTACTTTTACAATAGTAAAAATTTCAGTGAAGCGTCTAATATGACATTTGATGAAATCTATTTCTGTGGTGTACCTGCAATAAAATGGAAGGCAAATAAATATCCACAAGAAGATATTGACATAATAGATGGTATCAAAGAAATTTTAAAAACCATAAAGGTAAATAAAATAGTATTAATTAGCACTATTGATGTCTATGATGATGTTGATAAAGAATATGATGAAGATTATGATTGTGATTGGGTAATCAATCATCATTATGGAAGAAACCGTTATATGTTTGAAAAATTTGTCAAGACAAACTTTCCAAACTACCACATAATAAGATTACCTGCACTTTTTGGAAAAGGATTAAAGAAAAATGTTATTTATGACTTAATAAATAATAATCAAATAGATAAAATACCCATAAACTCCTTGTTTCAATGGTATGACTTGGATTGTTTAAGACAAGATATTGATATTATTATAAACAATGAAATTAAATTATGTAATCTTTTTACAGAACCAATAGATACCCAAGACATTATTAACCTTTTTAACTATGAAGCAAATAGTTGTAGTAACAACGAAAAACCTTTAGTTTACAATACGAAAACTAAATATTCTGAGTTGTTTGAATCTAGTATCTCTGGTTATGTCAGAAATAAAACTGATATATTAGCAAGGATAAAGAAATTCATTGAAAACACTAAAACAAATAAGGATACTCTTTGTGTATCTAATATATGTATAAAACATATTTCGCAATTACAGTTTTCGTGTATATTAAAATTATATGGTATAACGCGAGTGCAAATAGCGCCAACCACGATGATACAAACATGGGATAACGTGGATAATTTGGATTTGACGATATTCAGAGATAATAACGTTATTGTTTATTCATTTCAATCTATTGCGTATGGATTAAATGATCTAAATATTTTTTTACCAAATAGAGACATATTGATGAAACATTTGAAAAAAATAGTGGATTGTGCTTCAAAATTCGGTGTTAAAATATTAGTTTTTGGTTGTCCACGCAATAGAAAAATTGTAGATAATGAAAATGATGCTGTATTTATTAAGTTTTTTAGAGAGCTTGGTGATTACTGTCAGAATAAAAATGTAATTATTTGTATTGAGCCAAATGCAAAAGAATATGGTTGTAATTATTTAAATACTATTGATGAAGTAGGACGAATTGTAAAAGAAATAAATAATCCAAATATAAAAATGATGGTAGATTTGGGTAATTGTATCATGGAAAACGATGATTTATTGTTAATGCACAATTATTCCGATTTAATATGTAACATTGATGTCGCCCAACCAAAAATGTTAGATTTCTCAGTACCCGATAAAATGAATGACAAATTCGTATGTATTTTAAATGACATAGGGTATTCCAATAACATTAATCTAGAAATGATATTGAACGCAAAGGATGTTGAGGAAGAGTTACAACTATTGTCTACTTCTTTAACCAACTTTATTCATTTGTATTCCAAATAATTAAGTACGAAATCTTCAAATTTGAAAATTCCGTATATTTTCCCACAATTTACGCTAATTACGTTTTTCTCTATTTCTTCTATAATTGCGTCTCTTGAATCGGATGAAGATAAGGGTTTAGTTTTGTAAGATAAAAAGTATGATTTGTATTTGAAACAATTATCAAAATCATTATAGAATAGTTTTATTTTTCCTTCCATTTTAGACCTAATTCTATCTATTTCCTCTTGTTTTAATATGTATTCTTCTACTGTTTTAAAATCCTTGTCTGAAATAACTGGAGTATATTCAACGTCAGTTAATGTATACAAATTATTTGATATGTCTCTTGGATAAAGAGATGAAAATTTACCGTCCATTATAGTTAATGCATTAAAGTCACAATCTTGGATTTTTTCATAAATCAAAGAAATGGTTTGTTCGTAAATATAATCTTTTTTAGATAGTCCAAACTGATTGTACGTGCAATCTAATAGTAAATCGCAATTCAAATACTCATTTGTTGAGAGTTTTACATTAATTTTTTCATTTATTTTTTCATATTCTGATACTTTCCTGTTATAAATTATTTTAATGTCATTCAATAACGTTTTAAAAAACGTTTTTACCTTATCAGAGTTTATTACTTTTTCTTCTGTCATAATTATATTTCCATCAATATTGTTAAATATATTGTTTTCTGTAGTTTCAAAATTAAAGTTTTCATATTTGTAAATATTTTCATAGGTTTTGTAATCAATTATTGAATCTTTAGATATCACGTAAAAGTTTTTACTTATGTCGTCTACACAAATTCCATATATTCTTTTAAAGCTTTCATAATTTTCTTTGCAAAGTGTTCTTGTGTTATGATTTCTACAATAATGATATCCTAAATGTAATCTATTTTGATTGTAATAGGATGAATTATTAAATATTTCTCCCTTTTTTTCTATAATAGTAATGTTGTATTTGTTTTTTAGTACATTTGCTATATGACATCCATACCAACCTGCACCTACAATGACAACATCTTTAATAATTTCCATATAATTTATGTTTAACTTATAAATTATTTACATTATTAAAACTAATCATGCCAAAAATTGTAAATTTTAACAGTTCGTTTTAATTTAAGTATCCTGGTTCGTCTATAGGAGAAAAGACTGTTTCCCAACTTCTTTCAAAATAATGACCTACTTCTGGATTGTGATGGTTTCCTAATTCTTTTATTAATTTTTCATAGTGCGTTTTTGGATTTTGTAAAATGTCTTTTTTTGTCACGGCAAAAATGGCATTAACTGTAAAACATTTTGATTCCACGTTTTCTCCGAAAACGGATTTGTACCAATTTCCGAATGGACGAATTTTACTTTTTTCTATAGAACTATCTTTGTTTATTTGACTATTAGATTGAGTTGTAGATAAATAATCATCTATTTGAAAATCTTTAAAACGGTCGTACACTGTTTCTGTCCTAATTTCTTCTGCACAAGAAAACGCAGTATTTTTGTTATTTTCTATATAACTTATAAGATTTGTGCTTCTTTTATTTTTATGTGGCATATTATTTGAACCTGGTAAAAAAATAGTTATGTCTTTCAAAGAATCGTAATTGTTTATTATATGATATAAGTAAGTATGTGCTTCTCTACCTATATTTTCAAGACTTACAATATTTTTGACTCTGTCGCATTTATAAAAATTTTCATCTTTGCCTTTATTGTAAACAATATAGTTATATTTGTTAAATGGTTCATTTCTTATCCAATTTAAATCTTCATTATATCTAGAAATAACAATTTCAATTTGTTCATCACTATCACTAAATTTCTCTTTGTATTTTGATGATAAGATAAATAATAAAACCGTTTGAACTATCAAAACAATTATTATTCCATAAATTAAATAGTTTTCTTTTTTCATAGATGTATAGAATATACTATTAAAAAAATAATATAAAAATTTTATGCGTTTTAATGTATATTATTAAAAATGGGTATTCCTAGCTATTTTTCACACATCATTAAGAATTATTCAAACATTGTACGTAGTTTGAATTATTTCATCAATAAGAATTTGCTTTTCCATCATTTGTATATGGATTGCAATTCTATCATTTATGATTCTGTATACGAGATTGAGGCAGAAATATCAAAAGGTGAACGCGAGAATCCTTTAGATTTTGAAGACGCTATTATAATACTAGTTATACAAAAAATTAATTTTTACATTAACATAATTAAACCTTCTACGACTGTATTTATTGCGTTTGACGGAGTTGCTCCTTTCGCAAAAATGGAACAACAGAGAACCCGTAGATATAAAACATGGTTTATGAAAAATATTGATTTTGGTAAGGATAATAAGCATTCAAATTGGAATACTTCTGCAATTACGCCAGGTACTAAATTTATGAATAAATTATCAAAACGTATAAATTACGAATTTAACAATTCTCAATTAAAATATCAAGTAAAAAATGTTATAGTTTCATGCTCAAATGATTGTGGTGAAGGTGAACATAAATTATACGAGCATATGAGAAAAAGTGAAATTTTTAGTGACAATGTTGCGGTCTATGGTTTAGATGCCGATTTAATAATGCTTTCAATATTTCATTTAAAATACTGTAAGAACATATTTGTGTTTCGCGAAACTCCTGAGTTTTTAAAGAATTCTATACCAATAGAATCGGTTAATAGTAATTCTAAAGAACCTCATTTTTTAGATATTACTCTTCTTTCGGGGAGTATATTGTCAGAAATGAAATGCAAGTATCCCGACCCTATACGAATTCATGATTATGTTTTTTTATGTTTTTTACTAGGTAATGATTTTTTGCCTCATTTTCCGGCAATGAACATAAGAACACATGGTATTCAGGTTTTATTAGATATTTATAGATTAAGTATTGGTAATTTTCCTGACCGTTTTTTAATTTCAAAAGTCAACGGAAATATTCTTTGGAAAAATATTGGTATTTTGATAAATGAAATTAGTAAACGAGAACATGAACTGTTGTTAAACGAATATTTTGTTAGGGATAAACTTGATAAAAGACGCTATTTGGAGAGTACTCCTGTTGAAAAAGAAGACATATTATTAAATGCTCCAATAATTTTCCGTGCCGAAGAAAAATATATATGTCCACAGGAACCAAAATGGGAAAAACGTTATTATAAAACATTATTCAAAACCAAAACTTATAATGCTGATATAAAAGAAATTAGTGTAAATTACTTGGAAGGACTGGAGTGGGTTTATAAATATTACACTGATTCATGCCCAGATTGGAAATGGAAATATAAATATCATTATCCTCCTCTTTTTTCGGATTTATCTAAGTTTGTTCCTCACTTTGAAATGTGTTTCATAAAAAATGGAAAATTAACTTCATTTTCTCCTTACACTCAATTAGCATATGTGTTACCAAGTTCTAATCTTAATTTATTACCTGAAAATATTTTTAATTTTTTGAAATTAAATTATCCTGAATTTTATCCTAGTGAATATAAGTTTCAATGGACATTTTGTAGATATTTTTGGGAATCACATCCAATTTTACCGGTGATAAATAATGATTTATTAGAACAATGGGATATTCAATTTAGATTATGTTCTACTACTTGATACAGTAATATAAAAAATTGAAATTATATTGAATTTAATTTATTTTTATTTTATACTTCTCTTTGTAATGCACGTCATGACGCTCACTTCTAATGATAGCTGTGTTCCTGATGTTGATACTCAATTTTTGAAGGATATGGTTGAATCATTTTCATATGAAAATATAAAAGATAAAACGTTTTATTATGGTCGTATATTTATTGAATTATTTGGAATTTACTTTTTCTGGATTGTTATACATTACGTATGTGCACACATGTATGCTTCGTGGTGTGCACCATTTACTATTGTTGGATTTATTTTATCTCCGTTTTTTGTGCCTGCTCCTCACTGTCAAGCTTTCAGATGGGTAATTATGAATTCTAGTAATACTATAGTGACAATGTGGGTCACAATGGGAACATGGTTTGCTAAAAAAATTATTTTGTAATTATTTTGTTTGTTCTCTTTCTAAATAATTTTTCAGAAAAAAAAATAGTTAAAATATTTAAAATTAAAATTATTAACTACAAAACGTTATTCTATTTTTTTTTTGTTTTTTACTTGTTTTCAATAATCACATTTGCTGTATTGTCAAACTTTCCGATGAGAGTATGCGTACCGAAGTCATAAACATTCATTTCGTCATCAATCAAGTATTGATTACCGTTAAGGTTCAGCACTGAAACACTGGCAGTCTCCTCCTCCTCCTCGGTTACAACAGCATCTTCCTTCTTTGAAGTCGTGCTATTCTTAGCCTTTGGCTCTTTAACAGCCTTGGCCTTGGGCTCTTTGACCGGCTTGGCCTTGGGTTCCTTAACAGTCTCTGTCTTTTGCTCATTAACAACCTCAGTCTGTGGGTCCTTTACAGCCTCGGTCTTGGTCTCCTTGTCCGCCTGAACCTTTGGCTCCTTCACCACCTTGGCCTTGGGCTCCTTGACCACCTTGGCCTTGGGCTCCTTGACCACCTTGGCCTTGGGCTCCTTGACTACCTTGGCCTTGGGCTCCTTGACCACCTTGGCCTTGGGCTCCTTGACCACCTTGGCCTTGGGCTCCTTGACCACCTTGGCCTTGGGCTCTACGTCTGCATCAACTACATCATCACCATTGGCGATAGAAACGATTTCGTTGACGATAGAAGAAGAATGATTATGCTTTTTATTTATAAGGTTAGCCTTTTTAGCGATTTTTGCAAGGTCCTTTTTGCGTAGGAGTAGGATGGCACGTATGTTTTTGGCAACAAGCTTGGATTCAAGAAAGA